CTTAAAAAAAACTGAATTAGGATATTTTTCAGATGTGACAATTTCCAGTTGGTTTGGACTGAAGTTTTTATTCATCCAACTTAACGATACATTATTTAATTTATTTTCTGATATAATGAATTTCATCTATAATAAATATCACAACTGATTGAAAACATATTTCTCATTACCACAATTATAAATTCTATAATGACCTAATTTTCTCATAATTTCAGACTCACTTAGTTTTTCATTATGCCCTTGTTTAACCAATTTGTGTTTTTGATATTTGATTCTGTTTTCTCTTTTATTATTAACAATGTAAAAATAATTTGGTTTTGTTAAACCAAAATTTTTAAACCCCAATTTTTCATATAAATTACCATTAGCCCAAGAAATATCACAATAAGAAACTATTGTTTTAGGATTAAAATCTTTTAAGAATTTTTTAAATAATTTTGACGCTCCGCCAATAACGCTTGTACCTATCTTATTACAAAATCTTACTAATTCGTACTCACCTTCTTTCCCATTTTTGTTCAACACTTTTCTTGTTTTACTAAAAGTCATTAAAGATATTAGTTCATCATTTTGGAACAATCCATAATTAATGTTTGTATTTACAAAACCCTGTAAATGATTTTCATTCAAAAAAATTTTTATATCGTGATTATTTTCAATTTTCTTAATAATTGTATCTCTAGCATAGATTCTTTTCGATTTATTTAAAATATTAGAAATAATCGATTTTATAATTTCAAATTTATCATCATAATCATCTTCAAAAATATGAATTAATCTAATTCCGTGTTTTAAACATAATTTTGTTTTATTTATGTGATAATTTTTATCTAAAAAAAGTTCTGAATGCCATCTCAACCCATTAAATTCAAAACCAATTTTTAATTCAGGTAAGTAGACATCAATTTCTTTTCTTTCAATTTTATATGATTGAATAATCTCACCTTGATAAAATTCTTTAATCATTTTGAACATTAAAACTTCTTTACCTGACACATTTTTATCAATTGGATTACACTCACAACAGTATTCGGTTTTTGATATTTTTCTATTCGCAAATAATCCTTTTGGTATTGGAATTTCCCCATGTAACTCACATTTTATAATAAAATTTTTATCGTCTTGGGAAACCACTTTTGGATTTTCTTTTAAGAATTGATTGAAAATGGTTTCTTTTCTTTTTTGTTTTTCAAGTTCAATATGTTTACCTTTCCATTTTTCACTTCTTCTAAAGTGCACATCCCCCCATTTTTTTAAGTTCGAGTTTTTAAATTTTTTCTTAAAATCGTCAGTCTCAAAATGCCATTTAACTCCGTGAGTTTGTAAATTTTTTAATATTCTTTTTTCTTTGGCACATTTAGAAGAACAAGTATAATAACCTCCTCGATTTAGAGATTGATTATACCTACGATATTGAATTTTAACTTCTTTGTCACACACATCACATTTAGCATCCACAATTAGATGACTTTGTGGGTTGACTAATTCAATCGGTAATTTGTTTATTTTATTTTTTTCAACATGTATGTTATTTTTTTTATAAAAATGATAAACATTACCTGATATCTTTAATTCTAATTCTTTAGTTATAAGCATAAAAAATGGTTTACTATAAATATAGTAAACCATTCAATTATGTCCACCGAAATTATTATTTATTAATTTTATTTTGTAATACCTTTACAAATTCCGCTTGTATCATTTTTGTAAATTTTACATAAGGAGAATCTTCAGACTCAGGATTATATTTGTACTTCCCTTCAGGTGGTCTTTTACTTCTTCCAAGATAACTTAATCCCGAAATGTTGGTTATACATTTATGTCCCCCACTATTGGCCTGAATCAAATCCCAAGTATTAATTGTAATATCATCTAACATTTTTCTATGTTCCTCTGGTAATTCACTAAATGGAACTTCCATCATTTCACCAATATGTGTCAATTCTTCTCTACCGTTTTCTTTAGTCTTATATTTGTTTCCATAAAGAGCAACAAAATCTTTAAAAGTAAATCCAACAGAACCAGGTCCAAAATCTTTTCCTGATTCAGAAATCCATTTAATAGTTGACAAAGGAATTTCTTTTTCTTTTAATTGTCCTTCCCATTTACTTAAAACCTCTTGAGCAATTTCTCCAAGGTTTACACCTTTTAATTCTCTTTCTTTTTTGAATGGATTACATGATGCTTGAACCAAACCTAACGGCCAAGCAATTACCAAAAAGTCGGCTTCAGGATTGTTCTTAAATGGTGTATATCTATCATAAGAACCAGGCGCGGTCATCTTACCTCCACCATATTGAACTATGATATTATCTTTTACTTGAACATTTGGATGAGACTTCATTTGTGAAACATATTCCTTCGCACTTTGTTGAAGTTTTGTTACTTCAGGAAATCCTCTTTCAACCATTATTCTTTTGATATTCATTAGAATATTCATAATTGAAGGAGTTGATGTCATAACAAGTTCATCTAAAAAACCTGGTTTGTTTTTAAATGCTAATAACAATTTGTTTACTGTTAATCCAAGTGCGAACTTGTTTTGTCTCAAAGATTTATCTTTATCTAATTGAAACAAATAATTAATTACCTCATCAACACTAACATCATTAACCGCATAATTTGCAGAATCAACCATTGATATTAATGCAATATCATCGGCCGTGAATATTTCTTGGGGTGATACAACTTGTGAAATTGTTTCAACGTTTGACCTTGATTGTCTGAATGACTTTGTTCCAGTTTCTTCAGCTCCGGCTTGTCTATCATGGTGGTCAGTATGAATTTTGAACATGGGTTTTCCGTGAGCAAAATCAACAAGAACGGGCATAACATCACCTCTGGCATCAGGTTTAGATATTGCAAATTCTCTATCTCCATATTGAATAACTTCACAATCTACAGTAGTAATACCGTATTTTTTCAAGTATTCTTTCATAGCAAGAGCCGTAACAACTCCATCTAAATCCTGATGATAGAAAATCTTAGCTTTTTGGTATCTCTTGGCTAAGTCATTTATATCTCTTAACCCACTTTCAATGATTAACTTTTTCATTACGCTTTAAACATTGCACCTAAAATACTTATTGGGTCTAATCCGAATTCTTTTTTGACCACGTCTTTTACCAAATTTGATTTGTCTTCCCCTGAAGGTTCTTCGTCATTAACATTTTTCATTTCCTCATCCCATTTTTCTTTACCCTCTTTTGTTTGAGTATATTCATTCATTTTATCTTCCATTTCCTTTTCACCAACTTGTGAAACCAATTCTTCAGGTCCAACAAAATTAGCAACACCCATAAAATCTAAAAACCCTAACCAAAATTTAGTTTTGGAAAGTAATTTACTTAATTGAGGGTTTTTCCACCATCCAATTTTTTTGAATAATTTTGTTAATATCCCCCAACTATCTTTACCATACTCTCTAAACGCTCTACTACCTCCTGTTCCTAATTTGAGAGAATCTTTTAAAGTTTTTAATAAACTTACTTTTTCTAAATCTGTAACTAAATTTGCGGTAATTTTTTTACCTGCCGCATTAGTGTATTTATATTCTTTAGCCGCAGTTGTTAATAATCCTGTATCACCAACCCATTTTCTAACCACATTAACTAATCTTTTACCACCAGGTACTTTTTCTAACATTGAAAGTAACTTAGGTCCTATTTGTTCAATTTTTAATAATAATTTTCCAATTATTGGATATTTTTCCCCCAATTTAGCCCATTGTGAGCCTGTTTTAGCCATTTTCATGGCTTTGGCAACATCACCTCCTGCTTTAAGACCTAAAATAACAGGTTTTCCAACTACGTCACCTATATAAGGTACTGCAGAAATTAAAGACATTATTCCAAATAATGTATCTCCTTGACTGAAATAAGATATACCATTAACTAAATCCACAACACCTGTTGGGTCAAAAATACCTACAATATCACCAATTGTGTTATACCAAGCCTCATTAATCATATGAGACTTTTTCGGGTTTGTTAATTTGAGAAAACCAATAACAAACTTTTTATCTGATTCAGAAAGTCTGTTCCATTTTTCTTCTAAAATATTGAGTTGTTCTTCTTTATAAATTTGAACAAAAGTCTCTTTAAGTTGTTGTTTGTTTAAAATTATCTTTTTCATTTTAAAAACCTAAATAATTTAACGCTTTATCTAAGAAATCTTGATTTTCAGATTCACATTCTTTGAACATTTTCATATCAACAGGTGACATCTTATCCATTGTATTTTTACCCCAAACACCGTCAGATTCAACACCAATTTTAGTTTGATACTTTGCTATTGCTTGAGCACTTTTCGAGTTAGGATAATTTCCAATACTTCCATCAACAGTTAATTTTTGACCTGAATCATCGGTAATACCTTTTTTGTTTAAGAAACATTGTATGGCCTTATTTCCTTTAGACATTTCACTTTGTTCTGACACAATTTTACGTTTCATTGATTCATGAAGATTTAAAATGTTTTGTCTTTCTTCATCTGATATTATAATTTTTCTCTTCATTAAGATAGTTTTTTTTATAAATATCCAAATAATAAAAAAAGGGAGTTAAACTCCCTTTTCTAATTCTAATTTTAATTGTTTTTTTTCGTCAACAAATGCTTGGACTCGGTCACTTGCCACTTTAGCATAGTTCGGACTAAGTTCAATTCCAATCCATCTTCTATCTAATATCTCAGCCGCAACCAAACTTGTTCCTGAACCCGCAAATGGGTCTAAAACAATATCGTTTTTATAACTAAGTATCTTTATGGCTTTTGTAGGAATGTCCATTGAGAAAGTTGCCTTAGTTAATGGTCTTGAATCATTTAGATATTTCCACCGCCCAAAGACAAGTTCCATAAACTCTTTTTTATCTTCGTCTTTGTAAAAAGTTTTCTTTTTGATTGTACCATCTTCTTGTTCAACATCCATTACTTCACCTTTCCATTGTGGTTCACCTTTAACCTTTTTAGGAGATTTTTTATAAGCAATAATAAGACATTCTTTTGGGTTATATATATAAGGTTGACTACAACTCATCCAAGAACCCCAAGCAGTTGTTTTACTTCTGTGAGGTGAATCTTCTTCCAAATCAACCAATCCAAACCATTGAAAACCGATTTTTTTCATCACATTCCAAATTTCAGAAACTATGAAAATCCTACCTCCTCTATCTTTTAGATTTATTTCGTATGGAACATTAACACAAATTCTACCATCATCCTTTAATACTGAAAACGCCTTTTCTAACCACTTTTTTGAAAAATCTAAATATTCGTTTATTGTTGTATTGTCATCATATACATCGTAAGCAATATTTACAGAATATGGGGGGCTAGTTATAATTAGGTCTATTGAATTTTCAGGAAAAGTTTTGAGAACCTCAACACAATCTCCATTTATAATCTTATTTGTTTCTATCATTATATAAATTTAGTAATTTTTCTAAAGAGTTTCAATTTAATCCAAAACTAATCCGTTATCGTGTAAAATTTCTCTAATCCTTTCTCTGTATTTTTCGGCAATTAGTATTTCCTGTTCAGAGGCCGGTTCATTTGGGTTAAGAATACTTACATCATACTTCGTGGTTTTTCTAAGTTCTTCATCTAAGTCTGAAATAACATATTTCCATTTCATAGCGTCAAGAGCAGTTCTTGCCTCAACAGATTCTTCAAAACTATCAAACTCTAATATTATTTTTCCCATTTTTTATTTTTTTTATCGTTTTCAATATCTTCTGTATAAGATTTTAGATTTGCCAATTCAATTGACACTCTTCTAATTTCTTCATTTAAAATCTTTATATCATCCATTTTTTCTTCGAAAATAATATAACCTGAATTAATTAATAAGATTTCATTTTCAGTCAAATCTTCATATGACAAAGATAGTTTGTCACACATCATTTTAACATATTTTTTCTGTAAAAAACTCATTCGACAATAATAATACTTTTATTTGGTTTTACAAATTTTTATCCGATTTTTTCTCTAAATTACTTACATGATGTTGAAGATACCAGAGTGCTTTTCTCAAATCTTCCAATTCTTTTTCTTTGTTCTTTTTACCCGCTCTTGAGATGTACTTAACCGTATTACCCAATGAAAATCCTAAATCCCAAGCATCTATTACTTTTATAGATTCATATTGATTGTCAGCACCTCCATAGTGACTAGGGTGATTAACTTGTTCGTTATTGTTCTTCGTCTCCATTGCTTACTTCAGTTTCTATTGCATATAATGGTTGTATGAAATCAATAACAAACCTCAAATTTGTTGTTAGTAGTCCATCTTTTTTATATGAGTGTTTCTTTTCAAAATTCATTCCCGAAACAATCATTTTAAATCCATTCATAACTTCTCCAACAGGGTCAAGATATTCTAAAGTAATATCAGTAATTTCCATTAAATCAGCAGGATTATAAAGTTCATGTACTGATTCAAAAAAACTTGTTTTGAAAATTATTTTTTCACCTTCATTATACATTTTATATTTTCTGAATAAAAAAGGATTTATTTTATATGGATATGTTTTTATAATCCACCTGTTTTCTTTCAATGGCTCAATATTTTTAAAATCCATAATTAATCTTCTTTATATTCGTTTAGTAATTCATCAGGACTTAATGTTTTATATTTCCCATAAAGTTCTGAGATTTGTTTATGACTAACGTTACTTGTCATATTATTGTGAGCGGCAAATAGTTCTTCAGACATTTTGAGAGTTTCAGTAATCACTCTAATAATATCATAAGGATTTGCATTTGACGCAGGTCTTCTATCTTCAAGATAACCTATCCAATTATTTTTTGCCGTTTGTGCCGGTACTCTAATTGATGCTCCTCTATCACTTACACCAACTGAAAACTTATCAATCGATTGTGTTTCGTGTTTACCAGTTAATCTCATATGATTATCAGAACCGTAAACTTCAATGTGATTTTTATGTCTACTATCAAATGCGTTGAATATTGATTTGAAATATTCTTCTCCCCCAACTTCTCTCATTTTTTTATTTGAAAAGTTTGTATGAAGACCTGAACCATTCCAATTTAAATTACCTAATGGTTTTGGATGATACTCAATTGAATAACCATAAGTCTCAGATATTTTTTCCATAAAATATCTTGCCATCCATAAGTCATCACAAGCCTTTTTATTACCTTCAGCAAAAACCTGATATTCCCATTGACCTAATGCAACTTCGGCATTTGTTCCCGTAATATTAATACCATGAGTTAAACAAAAGTCTAAATGTTTTTCAACTAATTCTCTCCCAACCACATTTGAACCAACTCCACAGTAATACTTTCCTTGTGGTTCCAATCCAATATATCCATTTTTAGATTCATTATGCCCTAAAATAGATTTGTCTCTGCCGTCACGAATGAAATACTCTTGTTCGAATCCAACCCAAAAATTTGAATCTTCATCACCTAATAAATGTCTTTGATTAGTTTCATGTGGTGTTCCATCAGGATTCATAACTTCACAGAAAACATAAGTTGTTTTAATATTACTATAATGATTGTTATAATACAATCTAACAGGCTTTAAAACACAGTCCGAAAACTTACCTTCAGCTTGTTTAGTTGATGACCCATCGAAATTCCATTCAGCAATATCGTTTAAATTTAATGATGCTGCCTCATTTTTAATCACTTTAACTTTACTTCTCAAATTTGGTTCAGGTGTATAACCATCTAACCAAACATACTCTAATTTATGTATCATTTTTGTTTTATCTTATAAATTTTATTTTCTTCTTCAATAATTCCTTCTTTGACAAGTTCATCCAATAAATCAATACAATCAAACATATCCATTTTTAAGACATGTTCACAAATGTAACTAATTGGTAAGGGACTTCTTAATTTTGATAACAAAACTTTAATCTTTTTGGATTTTTCCATCTTGTATCATTTTAATTAATAGTTTATCTTCAATACCTTCAGTAAACAACGTGTAAACTTTGGTTGAAAATTTATCTAAAAAAATGAAAGCGTCAGCTTTGAAAAGCTTTGATAACTTTTCTTTATTTTCAATCTGACCCATAATTGTTTCTTCTGAAACGAACCTTTTATTGAACCCCATTGTCGTATATTTTTGATATTGTGTTTACGTTGTCTGTTGTACTTTGAGCTATTATTGTTAATATTTTCCTTTTGAAGATTGGTATTAACGTTTCTTTCAAAGGAAAGATTTGTAAACATGTTACTTCAAATAAAGGATATTTTGATTCCTCATTTTTGTAATATGTTTTAGAAAAATTAGATAAAATTTTTTGTATTGTCAAATCATTTATTTCCCCATTATAAATTTCTTTTAAACTAGTTCTTGTTTGGTTTTTTGTCTTTGGAACTTTTCGAGTTGTATACATCCAAACTATAATTTCGTTATCTTTTTTATAATAAAAAAACCCTGACTTATTTTTTATATTCTTTTTATTTTTTCTGACATTGACATGAATTGAATCGTAAACAACACTCCATATTGTTTTTGCGATATTGAAGTAATCAAAAAGTTTCGGTTGGCTATATTTTAAAATCTTTTGATATTCTTTATACTCTTCATCATTCATATCAGGTATTTCTTTTACCTTCAAATCAGATAAAACTATTTCATCATCAGGAGACTTGAATTTTTTATCCGTATAAAGTATTTGATTTTTGGTTAGTAAAGTTTGAATGTTACCCAAATGTAATGATAGTTCAATGAACATAGGATACATTTTTATCTCTTCTAAATTTTGATTCAATTTTTGAAAATAATTTAAAAGAACATATTCCTTTTGTTCCGCGTCAATGATACCTTGGAATAACCAATCAGTATCCATTATAAAATTTTTGTTGTTTTTTGAAGTTTTCACTTGGTTAAAATATAACCTTAAGAATTGAAAAAAGAAAGGGGTTAGTTAATCCTCATAACATAATATGTTTCATCCCAAACACTATTAACTGAATCATAATTTCCATCATAACCATTCATAATTCCCCATCCTTCACTATCAACCAAACCTTGAGCTAAAGAATCATTATCAACGAAATTTTTTAAATCAAGTCCCCAATCTTTAATAAAACTAACTGGGTCATATAAAGCATCATCAATTCTATCTTGAACTACTTTTTCAACCATATCATCAGTCACTTCTTTTTTATTTTCTTCGATTTCATCAATTTCATTTTGAGCAGTTTCAATGTTGTCATCTATTTCTTCTAAGTTACTATTTATTTCTTGTAACTTTTCATCGATATTATTATATTCATCTGAATTATGTTCAAACTCACTTTGTTCATCTTCCAATTCACTTTGTTCATCTTCCAATTCACTTTTTCTATCTTCCATTTTGGAAATATATTCTTCTAATTGGTCTTTTCTTTCTTCTTGTTCACTACTTAACACATAATCATCGTCATTGAAATATACATCAGGATTGTCATATACATCGCTTTCATAAAAGTCTTTGACATAAGATTCTAAATAATCTTTATCAATGTGGTCTTCTAAAAAACTAGAATTGAAACCCTCAATACCTATTTCATCGAAATAATTGCCAGCATATTCTTTCGCAGCATCATCCATTTCACTTTCTGTACCTACAGTGTATTCTTGATTTCTAAAATCAGGACTCAACACCTCAAATTGAGTTAAACCGTAGTGAGTATATCTTGTTGGAAATAAATCATAAACTGTAATTTGAGGTTTTAATTCTTCCAATCTCTCTTCTAACTCACTAATTTTATCACTAATTTCATTGTATTCTTCAGGTTCTTCACTCTGATTATACTTTTTGTTTAAGTCTTCGAGTTCAGATTCTATTTGTACAATTTCTTCTTTTTCATCTTCACTTGGTTCATTAACATCCCCATTTTCAATCAAATATCTATAAAGAATATTAGCCTTAATTCCAAGACTATCTATGTTCGGATTGTTGATATCCCATTCACCTTCTTCTTCTCTATCTTCGTTTTCCGACCTCTTTTTAGCCAATTCAATAGCCTCTCTTTTTTTCTGTCTTGGAGTTCCATAATCACTTATATATCCTTTTACAACAACATCGCCTAAGTCGGATATATTTGTTCCTCCAATATCTAACCTTCCTTCAACATAACCTATATTACCCAAACTATTAACATCAGACCCATTAATTTTAAGGTCTCCTGTAATCCATAATTTTTTCCCTTGAAATTTAGGTAATTTAGTTATTGCCTTTACGTTTCCGCTAGCAAATTTTACAAGTTCGTTAAATTCTTCAGGAGATATTTTGTACATACTTTCATCTTGTTCAACCAAGAACTTTAAGTTTTTCAAAACTTTCTTTTCTGAGAATAGAATTTTTTTATTCATAATAATAAATACTTTAAAAAAATAATTTGCTCAAAAAACTTGACATATTATTGTTTTATACGTTTACGATTAATATTTATATATTAAATGTCGAGCGGAATTTATATAATCAAAAACAAAATCGATAACAAAATTTATGTTGGTAGTTCGTTGAATGTAGATTACCGTAAACAAAAACATTTTTGGATGTTAAAAAAAAATGTTCATGATAATCAACATCTACAAAACTCCTTCAACTTATATGGTGAGTCAAATTTTGAATTCACGATAGTAGAGGAGTGTGAAAATGAAAATTTAATACATCATGAAAATTTTTACATTGATTATTATCAATCAAATTTATCTCAATACGGTTACAATTTAGCAAAAGTAAATGAATTCAGACGTAACACTTTCAATGATGAAGTTAAAGTTCAAATATCTAAAACTAATTTAAAGAAAAATGGTAATTTTTTAAAGTTTTCATTGACAAATATTGAAACATCAGAGATATTTATATTTGATAGTTTAGTTGAAGCTGCCGAGTATCTTATAGGAAAGGGGTTTGCGAAAGGAAAACCTAGAAATGTAAGAATGTGTGTATCAAATTGTCTAAGAGGTATTAAATTAGATAATGGTCATAAAGGGTCTATCAGAAAAACTTGTTATAAACATAAATTTAAAATAATAAACTAAAAAAAAACAAAAATCATGGGCGGATGCGGATGCAAAAGTAAAGGAGTACAACCTCCTCAACAACCTCAAACTCAAACTACTCCTTCAGGTGCACCGGCACCTGCACCTAATAACACTATCCAAGAATCAATTCGTAAGGTAGTGGAAAAGTATTATAAGAAATAAAAGTAGAATTGGGGTTTGGTAAAAAAATTGAAGGGAGTTAGACTCCCTTTTTTTATTTATCTATTTAAAGTTATCAGAAATTTACATATAAATTATACATGAATTGTATAATACAAAAATCAAGAAGAGAATTAGTTAACAAGTTCGCTGAACTTATCTTAAACAAGATTAACAATGGTAAAGATTTACTAACTCATATTGAAGTTACTGACTTTACAAATTTTTTTGTTGTTAAGGGGGAAACTGAAAGTAAAGAAGTTTTAGACCTTAATCAAATTAAACAAAGTTTTTTTGATGAGTATAAAGATGTATTTCAAAGATATTCTGTTAAAAATTTTAATATTATAGATTTAATTAAATATAATGTATTACCTGTCCCAAAGAATGAATATTATTTCCAATTTTATAATTCAGAAAGACCCATTTACAATCCTGAAGTAATTGAGTATTACTCGGATACTAAAAATTTAATCGATGGTTTGTCCAGTGTTAATTTCACCGATAAGTTAGAATTAGAATATAATTGGCCAATTTACATGATGGAAACTAATGATAACTTCACTTACACATCACAAATGACAATCTCATCTGAATTTCCTTATGGGTACAGTCTAAAGATGGGAAAATCTCATTTATATTACTCAGAGTATATTTCCAACCAACTGTTTAAAGTTATCAAAACTGATAAATTAATTTTCAAAATAACAAATCAAGTTGTTGATGATGATAACAATCAAAGTGATTTAAAAATAATGGTCAAGTCTGAATCCATGTACGAAAATAAGTTAATAGAATCCATGGTTTTGGATGTGTTTGATTTCAACTTAGGAAAATTTACAAATGAATACTTGAAAGGTTATAATTTCGATGAGGAAATTAATAAACCATTTGATAAAAAATCTTGGTTAGTGTATGATAAAGTTAAAGATATGATTATTATCTAAACCCTTTTTGAATAAGAAATTATTTGATAAAAGTCTTTTTTACCTTCAGTATAATCTTTTACTAACTGTAATAAATTTTTAAACATGAAAGCATTCTCAGTTTGTTTTTCGCATTTGATAAATAATTCAATCATACCTGAAATAAATTCAACTGAAAAAAACCCAAGATTATCCAAATCAAAAAACTTACTAGTGAAATAATCATTATAAAACAATTCGTAGTTGTTTCTTTCTTCTGTGGTTTTGAAAGGTTCAATGAGTTCATATAGTTCTAACCATTCTGTGACAAAATCTTTAACCACACTTGGATTATATTCTGTTTTAACAATTAAATCAACAATCCAATGAGTGTGTGAAGGAGCTCTTAATCTTGACTTATGAGTTTTATACTTAATTATAAAATCCAACTCAGGATTCATTCCACGACTACCTTGATACATAACCAAGTAATTACCATCAGTTAATTCCCAATGATTTATTGGTTCGTGTATAACACCATTTTTTTTGAAAGTCAAATTCATATCCACAATGATACAAAAATATTTTAAATAAAAAAATCCCTTTTGGGGATTTTATTTTTTGAACTGTTCTTTAATAATTTTAACACCATCATCGATTTCATCATAATCTCGTTCAGGTGCGAAAAGTTGTGTTTTTGGTTCTCCATTGATATCTTCAATAATCATGAAAGATGGGACGTATTCGTTTTCAGTAACTTCAACAAACAAATCATACTCTTCAGAATGTTCATCAATATCTCGTTCAACGAATTCAATTTCGTTTTCATTAAGTTTATCTTTCATCATATCACAGAAAGGACAACCTTTCATAGTGAAGACAACCAAAAGTTTATCCATTAATCAATAAATTATTAACTAAGTCTTTTATTTGTGTTTCTGATTGCATTCCAGGTTGAGAATAAATCTCTTTACCTTTTGAAAATGATTTTATTGTTGGAATTGCTCGAATACCTAATTCTACTGCCAATTCCCTATTTTCTTCAACATCTAAAGTATACAATTGAACTTCATAATTTTGACTTGCATATTCTTTAGCTAACTTTTCGAAAGTTGGTTTCATAACTCTGCAGGGTCCACAAAATTTTGCCCAAAAATCTATGATAAGTTTTTCTCCGTTTTCTATTTTTTTCTTCAATTCTTCTTGTTTAATTTCCATAATTATTTTGTTTTTTTTAATGTATTAATCATATACTCAGCAACTCCCGCTCTGTCTATAGTTGTTAGTATAAATATCTCGTCTAATTTATTTATATAAATCATAATACCTGATGGGTCATATTCAAAGAAAGATTCTCGGTCAACTTTTTTACCTTCGTCATTGATATTATATTTGAACCAAAATAATTGTGACTTAGAAAAAAACTTTGTTATATCTGTTTTAGATAAATCTTTACTTACTTCTATAATACTCGGATAAGTTTTGAATCTTTCCTCAAATTTTTTTATACAATGTTCAGGAATCATAATTTTTATATTAAGTCAAAATCTCCAGGAAGTAAATCTAATGGCTCATGTTCATCGGGTATATCATCGACTAATTCATTTATGTTTTGTGCAAACATTGGTACATTATGTATATTAGCATTTGGTGAAATATTATCCAAGTCTTTATCCCACTCCATAACTACACCGCCTTTCATGGTGATTCTATAAGGATTAAATTTATCTTTATTATTAAACACACCTGACGATTCAAATGTTTTGTATCCACATTTAACAATTACTTTAGGAACTTCAAGATTAGTAATTGACTGTGATAAATTATCCATTCTTAAATCCAATCTTTCTATTACATCATTCCATTCTTCACTTAATGTTCTATTGAATCGTCCTAAAGTTTGAATTCTACTATACTGAATAATATCCTTATTTTTGGAAATTAAAAATTCAATTGTCGCTCTTTCATTGGAATCTTTTGAATTTTTTCTTAAAGATACAATTAAACTACCCGCCCTGTTAATATAACCTTTTACACAATTACTTTGAGTGAAAGATTCTTCATTATATTGAGTTGATGTTTT